GTCCTAAGAGATTACCAATGTCCATTCCAGCATCATCGTTATTCGTCGTAGTAGCACCAGTCTTTGACGCTTGCGAACCACCCTTTGCAGGTGATGCTTGAGGATTCAACGATTGAAACTCGAGCATGCGAGTAAAGTCTTCGATCAACTCATCAATAGCAGCAGAAGTGTATCTGAGTTGATACACAGTTTGTTGCATCAACCCAGTGTGCTTCTTCATCTCTGCATAGATTGACTCTAGAACAGTGCTAAACCCATCAAACTCGACACCGATACCACGAATAGCCACTTCAGTACTATCACGCGACTTATTGCCTTCCGATTGAACTTTCGTGATAAGATCACGCATGGTATTATTGGCCACGTTTGTTATCCTTCTGTGATTCTATGAAATCAAGCAGCATGTTAAAATAGATGTCTCTTTCATATGGCATCAGGTTCTCAATCTCGCTTATTTGATATTTATGATGCTGCGCTAAGCCAAATACCATTTTATAGTAAGTCATCAAGTTAATGTGGCTTAGCGTCAGATAAAAAAAGTCTCCAGACCCTCCGCCACCAATGTTTTCTGAACACCATCTTTGTTAGTGTACTTCTTTTCATAGCGCATAACTGGCATGGTATTAAAGAACGTGTTAATCTTAACGACTATCTCTGAAGTAAGTGAATCAAGGAACTCATTCACTTCTTCTTTACTGAAGTCTTTGAGCTTATACACATTATCACCATCAACAACAGATTCGATGCACTCAACCATTAAGTCAAAAAGTTTATCTTTTGAAACGTTTTCGCCTTCACCGTCAACATCAATACTGTCGATGTTATCAATAGTCGGGTATCGCATCTGCAATACGATAGTGTCAGTGATCTTGATCACCTTACTGTGATCAGGTGAACGCTTGATCTGAATCTCGTCGATGTCAATAGTGAGTTCCAAAGTTTCATTCGTGTCAGGATCTTTGATGTTAAACGAAATCTCGTTATTCACAGACTTAGCACGAATGCTTAGCAACACGTATTGAAGATCGAGCGCAGCCATGGTGTTAATATCCATGTCTTGTACACAGTTATTCAGAATCTGCTTGATTGCAAGAACGATTTGTTTATGGTCCTTAGATTCCTGCGCGATAAGAAGGATCTTTTCTTCTTTCACTGTGAAAGGACGATACTTAATCTTCTTGTTTGTTGATGGAAGAGTCAATTCAAATAGTGGTAAGTCTATTTTAGGTAAAGCCATGTTATAACCTCATTATAGTGCGTTGAATATCGTGTTAACGGTGGTTAACTGATTGATTGCGTCTTGTACGTTAGTCGGTCTATTGATGCTGTTGATAGCAGATGTGAAACCATTGACCGCAGAGATGTATGTTAATATGCCGTTAGTGCCGGTGTTTGGTGGAATAACCTGTCCAAGCTCTGCGCTATCTGATTTGAACTTATCGAATGCAAATCCAACAGACATCGTCATGATGTCTGCGCCGTTTTCCCAAGCCACTTCATGGTCACCCATCAGGACTGGAAACGCGTCACCGAACTTGTAGTGATACACTCTATCACCATCATTACCAGAGTAGATGATCAACTCAACTGTTGCAGCATATTCTTCTTTGTAAGCGAAGTGGTAAGGCAGTTTGTTGTGGCTGTCAGCTTGATTCCATCCGTCGTAGTTGTTGAAGTTTACGATCGACTGCATCCACTTCTTGAAGAACTTTATCGTCGCAAAATCACTGTCGACCATGAAGATCATCGACAGATCACCATATCTTACGTTAGTAGGGCGTTTCTCGTTCATACCAAATCCATAAGTCTGGTATTCTGCGAAGTCGATCCCGATCCCAGGCAGTGTAGCCGAT